CTATAATCAGCGACTTGCTGGAATTGATACAAGAGACAAAGCTAAAACTTTCATCTATGCCTTCATCTACGGTGCAGGAGATGGAAAGCTGGGACAAATTATTAAAGGTACTAAATATGATGGAGCAAAACTTAGAGAACGATTTCTCCTTGCTCTACCTAAACTTGAAAAATTTGCAACATCAGTTAGATACGCTACCAGAAAAGGATATATTAAGGGATTGGATGGAAGAAAACTTTACCCTCGATCCCCGCACTCTTCATTAAATCTACTACTGCAAAACGCAGGTGCAATCATTATGAAGAGGGCATTGACTTATTTAAGCGGAAGTGATATAATCAAGGATCAGAAAGGTTACTTTGTAGGGAACATCCATGATGAGATCCAAATGGAGGTGGAGAAGGGGTATGAGGAACAGCTGGGGAGGGAGGCTATACAGGCTATTATTAAGGCTGGAGAAAACTATGACTTAAAAATCCCACTAGGAGGGGAGTATAGCATAGGTCACTCATGGAGTCAAACACATTAACACACCTAGCAACAAGGAGAATGTAATGGAAGTAACTACAGTAGCAAAAGATATATTATCTTATCTCGATCAAATAGGTAAGGGGGAGAAGGTGGAATATAACCCCGCAATAATAGATGAGTTTGGTAAGAAATGTGGTGAGGTAATAAAGCAAGCCTTGAATAGAGGCTTACAAGATGAGACTAAACTTCGCTTCAGTAATATAGGTCAACCCAAGAGAAAGCTATGGTACAGAATACATGGTCATAAAGGTGAGGCTTTACCTGGCTCCGTAATACTTAAATTCATGTATGGTCATCTGGTTGAGGAGCTTGCGCTGTTATTTGCAACCCTGTCTGGACATAAGGTTACAGATCAACAGAAGGAGGTCACACTAGATGATGATGTTAAAGGACATATGGATTGTAAGATAGATGGTGTAGTAGTAGATGTAAAGAGTGCTAGTCCTTACGGCTTTAAAAAGTTTAAAGATGGTACTCTTCATTATGATGATGCCTTTGGTTATATCCCCCAGTTAACTGCATATGAGACAGCAGAAGGTACAGAGAGTAGTGGATTCCTCGCTGTTGATAAAGTCTCTGGTAATATATGCTTTCATCAACCAGAAGATAAAGATAAACCAAATGCGTATGAGCTTCTAATGGAGGCGCAGGCTTTATATGATATGGAAGAGCCTCCAGAGAGATGCTACGAGACTAAGATAGATAAGCTAGGTAATGAGGAGTTGGATGTAGGCTGTTCTTATTGTAATCATAAATTCGATTGCTGGAAAGATGCTAATAATGGTAGAGGCTTGAGAATATTCCAGTATAGTCGGAAGAGGGTGTACCTAACAGAAGTTAATAATCAACCTAAAGTACTGGAAGTATTTCATTTTGAACAAGGTTAAGGTTAAACCTCTAAGTGCGAATAGAACCTATCGGGGTACACGCTCCAAAACCTATGACTATAGGAAATATGAGAAGGAGCTGTTAGCGGCTCTACCTAATATTAAAGTAGCTAAGAGGGGGAACTTAAAGCTAGATTTAATAGTGCATTATAGTAATCCAAGAGCAGATATTGATAACTTCATTAAACCCTTTCTGGATATACTACAAAAGAAATATTCTTTTGATGATAACAGAGTATACATCCTAACTGCAATTAAGGAGATCGTACCTAAAGGCGAGGAGGCTGTATCATTTAGTCTTAAAGCAATACGAAAAAAGAAACAATGAGTTTAACTATAGAAGAATTAATTGAGATAGTGGGAGAGAGATATGATCCAGACCTACTGATAGAGGTGCTGCAAATAACCTCAGAGGAGATATTAGAGAGATTTAAAGATAAAGTTGAAGAAAACTACGATAAATTTGAAGAGACGGAGGATAATAATAATGACATATCAGGCGAAAATCATATGGGAGAAGCGTAATCTGGAAAAGCAACTCTTTCATGGGGTTTATAAACCTAAGAAGGAGATAAGCAGGAAGAAACAGATGAGGAGAATAACACCAATCAATACAGAGGATGCATGGCTAGACTACCAAGAGGAAAAGAATGAAAAAGGAATTTAAAAATAGCTTCGCAGAGAATATCTTTAAACAGAAGTATGCCCTACATCAAAACGAGAATTGGCATCAGCGTTGCTTGACCATTATTGATGATGTCTGTGGAACAAGAGAGGGTACACAGAGAGCATTGATGTCCGATGAGGATAGAGCAGAGCTAGTAAATATGATGACGGAGCAGAAGTTCCTACCGGGTGGGAGGTATATTTATTATGGTGGTAGGGAGGCAAAGTTCTATAACAACTGCTTCCTGCTTAGAGCAGAGGATGATAGTAGGGAGGAATGGGGTTCTCTTGCTCAGAGAGGGACGAATTGTCTAATGGTAGGTGGAGGTATAGGTGTGGATTACTCCCGGCTAAGACCAGAAGGGAGGAGCTTAAAGAGGACAGGAGGGATTGCATCAGGTCCAATCCCACTCATGCAGATTATGAATGAGATAGGTAGGAATGTTATGCAGGGTGGGAGCAGGAGATCCGCACTGTACGCCAGTTTAAACTGGAAACATGATGATATTCCAGCCTTCATGGCAGTTAAAGATTGGCATAATAAGAATGTAATAGATAAGTACACACTAAAAGATGTAAAGGCGGATAACTTTAACTTCCCCGCCCCACTTGATATGACCAATATCTCTGTTAATTATGATACGGAGTGGTTGGAGGGGGAGGATAGGTTAACAGAGACATTTTTACAGAATGTGACTCAAGCATTAGAGACAGGTGAGCCAGGGTTCTCATTTAATTTTAATGGTAAGGAGGATGAGACATTACGCAACGCCTGTACAGAGGTTACCAGTAAAGATGATAGTGATGTTTGTAATTTAGGGAGTGTGAATCTTGGAAATATTGAGAGTAAGGATGAATTCAGAGATGTGGTTACGCTTGCCACGAAGTTCCTTGTCTGCGGTACTATTCGAGCAGAGTTGCCATATGGGAAAGTGGCGGAGGTGCGAGAAAGGAATAGGCGATTGGGTTTGGGTCTTATGGGAGTCCACGAATGGCTCCTTAAACGAGGAGGAAGATATAATGTTACGGAGGAGTTACACGAATGGTTAAAGGTGTACAGAGATGAGAGTGAGAGAGCGGGTAAGGAGCATTGTGATCACCTGTTTATATCCCACCCTGTTGCTTTTCGCGCTATCGCTCCAACTGGTTCCATTGGCATTCTTGCTTGTACTACTACTGGTATTGAACCTCTATTTGGGGTAGCATACAAGAGGAGATACCTAACAGATGGTACTAGATGGAGATATGAGTATGTTGTGGATGCTGTTGCAGAGCATATGATACAGGAGTATGGGTTGAAACCACACCGTATAGAGAGCGCGTTAGATTTAGCCGAGGATTATGAGAGACGGATAAAGTTTCAGGCTGACATACAGGACTATGTTGATCAGGCTATAAGCAGTACGATTAACCTGCCTAAGTGGGGTACGGAGGGGAATAATAAGGAGTTAATACTCCCCTTTGCTAAGACATTAGCGAAGTATGCACCTCGATTAAGAGGGTTTACCTGCTACCCCGATGGGAGTAGAGGGGGTCAACCACTAACTAGCATACCCTATGAGGATGCTATTAAACATAAAGGGGTAATATTTGATGAGGTTGATATCTGTGACATCACCGGGGGAGGGGGAGGCTGTGGAGCTTGACTTTTTTGATGATGAACCTACACTGGTAGAGGTAATGTGGGAGGATGTAGAGACGTATGCGGGATGGAATCCAGAGGCGGGTGATGTAGAACCCCCAGTATTTACTACTGTTGGTTATCTGGTTAAAGATGAGGAGCATAAACTCATCATATCAGATACTAAGGAGGGGTTAGGTAATGTTACCGTCTTCCCTAGTGGGGTTGTATTAGAGGTGGTAGAGCTTGAGAGGGTGGAGGAGGGGGAGGAGTAGGAGTAATAGTTCTAGGTTACCGACATAAATTATTTAATAGCTTTCTTGAACAGACCAACTGTGCGTGGACCACGGCTTTTAACCTGTTTGAACCAATAGCTGTTTTTGGCTTCACTGGCTACCTTGGCGTAGTCATTGGCATCCAGCCCCTTCCTCATTTCCACGAATCCCTTCAACTTCGTTAGCCCCATGTTAAAAGCCATATCGACTAGACCCATCTTAACGGACTCAGGGCGTTTGTCAAACCTTGGATCATACAAACGAGCATCCTTGAAGGCTTGTCTGAGGCTGTGATTGTACATTAGCAGTTTCTCGTTCTCAGTAAGTTTACGCCCCTTGCGTATTGTGTTGCCCTCTTTGTCAACTACACTTAACGATTGCTTGTCTATGTTGTTATCCTTCAGGAACTTTTGGTTATGAGCGGCGTTCAAGTTGAACCCAATCCCGATTGTAGGATTGCCCTCGGTGTCAAAGTAGATTTGATCCCTGACCCCCTCGTTGGTGGACAGCATATTGTAGTAGACTTGAGCGCGAGCTTGTTGCTCTTGTTGCGCTCGTTGCTCAGACTCAGCAATTTTAAATAAACCACCCCCCTCATTTGAAATGTCTGGATTAGCGAGCATCCCCAAGAGCATCCCCATAATTTTCATCTTCTCCTATACATATTATAGTGCATAATAATATGATTATTTTTATCATGTTTATTATTTTTAATATAATCTTTTCTTTCATCAGGAGTCATATACTGCCAACCTATTTGCTCCTTCATATCTATCGCCCAACGCTCTAATAAAGGTGCTTCGTTCATTCTATCTTCAAACTTATCAAGCGCCCATGGTTTAAACTCTGTATTTTTAAACATATCTTTAAACATACCGTTCTTTTTATTGAAAAAGAGACGGCGCAACGCAACTGCTGGTATACCTCCCAACCCCATGGCAAGGACATCCCAGGGCGTAGGACCACCACCTTTTTTATCTGGCTCCTCACCAGGGGGGGAGTCAGACTTGTTGCTGAACTCTCCCAGCCCCCCCCAGTTATCCCAGTTCTCAGGGTTTGGAGAAGGTGAGGAGGGGATTGTAGGAGTAAACATACCCGATGATGGACTTCTTTGAAGGCTGGGATGATTCGGCGGAAGAGCGGGAGGTGGTTGAAAGATGCGATGATCCAGCTGACGAGAATCACCAGCAAGTAGCCTACCATCCACATCATACCCAGGAGGTGGGGCAAATATATCTCTTATCTCCGGCACTTCATCTGCTGCTAAGGCAGCTAGGAGTTTATTCATTTTTTCTTCATCATTCAAATCTTCTAATCCAGAATCCAAGTAGGGCAAATTCGCCGCACTCTTCATTAAATCTTCAAAGGTAAAGTTTTCTTCACCATAGACGCTCTCGCCCTCCCTCCCAGGAGTCACACGGAACATACCCCTTCTTGGATCTGGTCCATCAGGATCAGTTGGAGATACCCTATTGAGCATACGGTTAAATATAACTTCACTAGGCGCATTCAAATATTCTAATCCAGAATCATTGTATGGCAAATTCGCCGCACTCTTCCTTAAATCTTCTATGGTAAATTCTTCTTCTCTACTTAATGCCATCTTATTTTCTCCTACTTATTTACCGGTTTTACTATCGACTTAGGTTATTCCATTGGTTATCCAATACATCATGAATATCTTCACCTATACCATGAAGAACTTTTGGAAGATAACTGTGAGCCTTGTCATATTGCTGTTTCGTTGGTAAAGCATGTTCTTTTGTAGCTGGTAACCCCGCCTTATAACCCCACGCACCTACTATTTTACCAATAATAGGAACAATGTTTGAAAACTGATCCCACTTCTGGTTCTCCGACCAGTGGCGACCAGCTCCCATATTCACAGCAATCCCCATCGCAGTCCCTACCCCATCTATTAATGGATCTAAAGGTGGTCCAAAAGTAGTCATCACATTCCCCACAAAACCACCACCTCCAATACCATAACCACCACTCCCAAACCTATCCATATCATACTTATTGATCAAACCAATATTCCTATATAGATTAAGTATAAATAACTGTTCTAAATCCCTGTCTTTACCTAACATTAAATCATTAATTTTATCAACACCCATATTACCCAGTGTGAAAAATGATGCCAATCTAAGAGCAGCTTGAGCACCCTTTATTTTGTTGCCACGTTTAGTGAAAAGCTCTTTCATAACATCTTTCCGCCAAATATTAACATGCTTCAATGTGAAAGATTGTAACATGTACAGGAAACGACCATTAGGAGCCTTTAACCACATCTTAGGCATCTCTAACATACTAATAGGTTGGAATTTACTCACCTGTGCAAAGGCAAGCTCCTTCATTAATGGAGAGAACTCATCCATTTCCCCAGTATACTTGTTATAAAATTTTCCACCCTTATTAAACTTCCGAAAATCATCTATCAATTTTGAAGTATCATCCCCAAAGGCAGCTCCCCACTTAGTTCTAATAGCCTCCACGCCTTTTATACTTCTTACATCTTTAGAAATTCTCCGTATAGTACCATTCATTAGTGCGCCTTTACCTAAAGCATCTACCTCGGAGAAACCCGACCATGTCATACCCCAATCTAATGTTTTTCGACCAAAAGTAGACTCTGTTAACTCATGTGCCTTATTAGTAACCATAGCCATCTCTTTAGCAGTTAAACCCCTCCTCAGTATAGAATCATACAATCCATTTACAGTATTAATAAGACCATTCTCATATGCTCCTAAAGCTAGATCACCTAACTGTCTTGCGGCATTAACAGGGTGTGCTAATAAAGTGAGATAACCAGTATTTTTTATGGCTTGGAGCGCCTTATGTGTTGATCTTGGACCCCATATATATCTGTGTTTTAAAAGATTTTGAATCTGAGATTGATTTGTGCTCATCTTGCCAGCAGTAAATTTAAGAATAGTATCTCCCATGTCCTCCTCATTAAGATATTTACCAAATAAGTTATGTCTATGAATTTCTTGATGGCTCTCTTTTATATATTTATTAGTAGATGCTACAATATTCATATAGCCTTTCTCAAAATCTTCTCTAGTCCGCTTAAAAAATGCTCTATGTTTAGCAGAGCCAGCTGCTGGATTATCTTTTCCGGCAAGGAAGCGGTCTAAAACATCTGCCCTATCCATAGCTGTCAAGTCATCAACGCTTAGTTCTAAAAGATTCGCCCTTTTATCTAACATCTCTTGAAATATTTTATTTTCCGACTGGTCTAATTTATGCAAGTCTTGCACATACTCTACATCTTTAACTCTTATGGGTGTATAAGCTCGCAAACGCGGTAAAGCCTTCTGCTGTGCTCCTCGCCTAGCAGCATTCCTCATATGGTGAGTACGATTCATTACGCGACGGTAGCTTCGATAATTTTTTACCATAGCTTTCCCCCTCTCAACGCTTTTGGCGTTAGCCATAATAAACTTTTCTATTTCTACTATGGCTGCTCCTGGGCGCGGTTTATGTGGTGCTCCTGCCATCATATAGTGCACCTCCTTAACATGCTCTTTACTCAGAACACGCCTAAACCCTTGATGGGGTTGCATCTGTCTCAAAAAGGGTGTAACTTCTTCTAAGTCTCTTTGAGAACCTTTCAACTCCTTCAGTTCTAATTCCTGTAATCTTCTTAACAACGTAGGGTTGTATCTGGCTACCCCCGCTGAAAGAGGCTCTATATACTTATCATAAAATTTTTCACCGCCTATTCTACTTATCCTATCCCGCTCTCTCCTTGCTATTTCAAGGGGTGCTCTTGCTTCCATAAAGGTAGCGTGTACTTTTGATGCTCCCTGAGTCCTATCCTCAATCTTTTCAAACCTTGGAGTTTTCTTCAGATCAGTAGCGGTAACATTACCTAACTCCTTCATTTCTAATTCCTGTAATCTTCTTAACAACGTAGGGTTGTCAGTAGCGGTAACATTACCTAACTCCTTCATTTCTAATTCCTGTAATCTTCTTAACAACGTAGGGTTGTCAGTAGCAGTAACATTACCTAACCCCCGAACAGTACCTTTACCAGTAGGACGACCTAGTTTTTTGGCTTCTCCTGTACTCATATAGGCAGGGTGTACGTCATACGGTGTTGGAGAACTCCGTAATGATGTAGGTAATGAACTCTCTTTAGGAATTTTACCTGTACGCGCAGTTTTCATTATTATATCAAAGCGTTCATCTGTAAGGTTAAAATCTTTTCGTATATCCATCCAGATATCTATACTACTTTTATTTCCTCGCCATTGGTTATATCTATCAATCACTTCAGTCGTAAAAAAGTTGAAATCCCGCCTTGCCTCTCTAACCTTCGCTTTTTGAAGTAATGTCTTGGCTAGTTTACCCCCACCAGCTCCTAGAGCGAGGGCTAAAGTAGTTTGAGGGACAGTTATCTCACCCTCCGTAGAGTATTCATATAATGCGCTATCAGTAACGGCTACTGCTGCCGATGCCTTGACAACACCTATTTTTGATGCTGGACCAGCGATAGGCATAAAAAAAGTAGGGTCTAAAAACATGGAGGCTGTCTTTATTGCTGTATATATGCCAGAAAGCTCATCTGGTTTATATTTAGCTTTTATTCTTTCTGTTACAGTCTCATTAATAAGTTTAGAACGCTCTCCTATAGATAGCTTATCCCATTCAGACTCTGAGATGCCTAACCAATCATGGGTATAACTTAAATTCATACCCTCTTCCACTTCATCAGTCCACGGAAGATCGCCAAAAGTAATACGGGAAGGTATTGAGCCACCAACCCAAGACTCTATTATTCTTCCTAAATTAAAAGGTGCAGTATGTTGAATACCAGTCCAAAAAGCCGCCTTCTCTGTACCCCAAGCATCCATCTCCCTCGCCTTATCTACATCTCTCGGTATGATGGCAGATAAATAATTGACCCTTTCATCATAGTTGGGATCATCGAACATATTCTTAGTATGCTCAGGTATGTTATATAAGGTCTCTTCCATTGGTGATCGAGGAAAGGGGGTATAGGTAGGATCATCGAATATAGTCAAACTATTCTCAGGTATGTTATATAAGGTCTCTTCCATTGGTGATCGAGGAAAGGGGGAGGTAGCTCTCAAAATATCATCATCTTCATTCATATCTAATTTCCTCTTTAACGGGAATTAATCATTGTTTCCATCCC